CCAGAAGGTAGAGTCAGAGGAACACCATCAGTTACTAATGGGTTTACTGTTGATTCCAATGGAAGATATGTAAGAAGAGATGGCGAGGGATATGTAAATCCTAATAGTCCAGAAGGAAGGATAGAAGCAGAAATATCTTCTAGAGCAATGGAAGATCGTGATCCAACAAATGTCGTTGAAGAAACTCAAATCAATGTTGTTGGCACTGAGAATGATCAGAACTTATCCGATCAATTGGCAAATCCAACTATAGATTTGAATACTGAACAAAATTCACAGCAATCTGTAGGTTCATCAACTTCAATGGATGGAACACAAACTAATACTGGTGAATTGAGCGGAAGAACAACAGACGATGGAATGGATCAACAAAGAAAAACATGGGATATAATAGGCAGAGTAATTACTCTAAACGAAGAAGTAGTAGGTTTACAACAAAGACAAAAATCCATCACAACAGCAGAACAGTCTTTATCTTTATTAACTTCTGCTATTCATAACCAAGAGCAAAAACCACAAACAGATGAAAATTTAGCAGAACTGGAAAGACTTAATTCTATTGCCGATACCTACAGAAATACAATAGAAAGAAATAGAACAACGATTGAAAATACTACAAGTAGATTTTATGACATTACCAGAGAACGTATACAACACTTTTTACCAATATGGATGAGTAGAGCTAGCCAGAATGGCGATAATTTTGATATATCCGCTGAAAAGAAATCATACGTTACTAGGGTAGTAGAAAATATTGGTGAACGACTTCCAGATATGGTTGAAAAGAAAAAGCAATTTGACGATTATCAAGAGCAACTACTGGACAAATATTTAAATGATGAGATTTCCTTTGAAGAGTATGAAAAATCTATTCTAGATTTATCATTTTATAATGAGTCCCTTCGTGCTGAAATGGCGCAGAAAGGAAAAGATTATCTAGAATCTCTTGGATTTGATACTACAAGACTTGAAACAATATTTGATGAAGTTGTAAATGAAGTTCAACAGTCAAGACCAGATTTATTCAATTCAAACTCTTCCACTAGAATAGAGAATTCCTCTATACCAGAATCCTCGGATCAGGAAACAAATGTTAATGTACATGGAGAAGATTCCCAGATTGGTATTTCTTCAGGAGATCCAATAGATGAGAATTCAACTTCACAGCAAGATGAAGCAACTCAAGTTGAAGCAGAAAATAATCAAATACAAAACATAAACATACAAGAACAAATAACAAATCTGCAAACGACTACATCTGAGTTAGATTTACTACAAAAACAAGCAGGAGAACATTGGCAACAATTAAACGATCGTTTGATTCAAGACATTCAATCTGGGAATATGTCCGATGAAGAATATCAAAGAAGACAAAATGAAGTAAATAATGCATTCAGTGTATATGAAGGTTACAATAACCAATACCAAACTTCTCTTGATAATCTAGTCGCTATGGAACAAAGTGTACTGACTACTGTTGGACCACCAGACGTGAGAACAGCAGATGAAATCCTAGAATCAGTTACAAATGATGTTAATCAAAATATAAATGATGTTAATAATTTATCAGCAGTAGAGGAAAATACAAATAACATACAGATAGATGGAATGGAAAATGATTACAGCATAAATGAATTTAATTCTAGCGATTCTAGTAATACACAATCAATTTCATCTGATGTTTCTGCTGAAAGTTCCACGCAGACAATAGAACAGGGAGATATCAATACAAATAATTTTATAGATTCTTTTGTTGGCAACCAAACAAATATAAATGCAGATACGATTTTGGGCAACACTGAAAATGTAGAAGATATTTCTTCTGAAAGTGATACAACAAATATCACAAATATAACAGATGCTTCAAATTCAACTCAAGAATTTAGCACAGATTCAACTACAAATTCCTCAGTACAAACTGATGGAGAATCAAATACACTAAATGAAACATTGAACCAGTCATCTACAAATTTAAATATCACCGAGAGTGATTCTGGCAGTTTCTCAAGTGATTTTGTATCAATGTTGCAAAATATAGTCAATGGAGGAAGTATAAATTCTCAATTCATGGACGAAACTACGAACAACAATTTTAATGGAGATACTAGAATAAATTTTGGAAGTATGAATATGAATAGTCAAAATAATTTCATATCATCTGATCAAGAATATTCAACTAGAATTTCAAATATTACAAAAATATTCAATGACGAAAATAAACAAATAATAAAAACAATTGTAAATGAAATCTTGGAAGATAAGAAAAATGAAGAAGAAGTTAGAAATGAAGAATTGCAAATGTCTGCCTCAATGCCAAGTCCAGAAAATCTTCCAGACCCTTTTGTTGAGGGGGAATCAAAGTCCACACAAAATATAAATCAGAATACTGCTTATGACAATTCCCATATAACCTCATTGCTCAATGAAACAAATAATCCTCCGATTTGGAGGATTACTGTTGGATAAATTTAAATGTTATTGTTTAATTATCTGCTAACTTCTGAAAATAACTAAGAGCATCCATTTCCTCTTCTGTATCTTCCTGTGGAGGTTTCTTCGACTTCAGTTGTGGTTTGCGTTCTACAAGTTCATCTGTGAAATCCTCAGCAGTCTTTGTCGCTGGAGCACTTGCACGAATATCTCCACCCAACACTTCATTTAGACGAGTCTTTAGTTCATCATAAGTTTTGAAGTTTGACGAATCAATGAAAGATAAAAGAGAATATTGCGATTTCCAAATTTTCTCCATTTTTGCATCGTCGTTCATAAGAACGCTCGAAGAATCAAATTCTGACTTATCGTAATTGGTGTAACCACCAACTTTACGAATCTTCAGTCTGAAGTTAGCACCTTCCCAAAAATCAAATGGATTGATTGCTTTTTCATCACTAAATTCTGGTTTCATTGCCTCTTGAATCTTTTCAAAGATCTTTGTACCAAATTTATAGAGAAATACCTTTCCTTCATTTTGAGGATTTGCTGGATCAGAAACAACATAAATGTTTGCAATATAAGTTGTCTTACGCTTGCGTTGACGAGCGAGATCCTTATCCGATTCAAGACCAGAATTCCAAAGTTGATTATTCATCTCTGAAACTGGATCTTTTTGTCCAATTGTTGTAAGAGAATTCTCAATATACCATCCACCTGTTCCCTGGAATGCATGATTGTAAACCTTGACCCACGGAACATCTTCTCCGTCTACTGGTGGAAGAAAACGAATGATTGCAAATCCGTTTCCAGACTTATCCTGTTCTGGACGCCAAAAGCGATCATCCTTATAATCCTTAGTCTTTGTCTGTTCTTCCATTTTCTTGATTAGATCTTCAATACCAGACTTAGACTTTTTCTTAAGATCATTAAAACCCATAAAACCTGCTTTCCCCAGGGATCTCCCCTGGTCTTTATAAATTTGTGGGAACTCCCCACTTCTTTATTATACTTTAAGTATTTATATTGTCAAGAGAAAGGTAATTTATTCTTAATTTTAGGTAATAAATTCAAATCTCTATATTCATTTTCAATTTTTTCCAAAATAGGTTGGTTTAGTAATTTTGGAGCAATTGAAAAATCAAATGAATATTCTTCCATAAATAAAATTACCGCATCAATGTACGGTGTGTTCTTTTCTTGTACATATTTTTCAACTTTTTTAGAAAATTCTTCTTTTGATATGGTGTGTAGCATAAGTGAATTATACCATCTATTCAAAAACAGTCAATGGTATTGATATATATAGAAATAAAGGGAAATATATATGCCTTATACAGCAGATAATATTGAAATCAACATAGCAAGTGGAACTGCAATTCTTGCTACTGATTATGCTACTAGTGGTTATGGTTTCACTCAATCTCATGCACAAATTGCCAAAATTGTATGGGGCAATGAAAATGTTTCTTATAGAACAAGCGAGACATATCCACTACCAGTAAACATTTATGGTTCTAGTGGAGGAAATCCTGTTGATATCTCTGGTACAATCTCTGGTACTGGTGATTTTTATGTAAGAACAAATCCAACGATTCCTCTAATAGTAAAGGGTTCCACTTTTACCACAGACGCAGCAGTTTCAATCTCTGGACGAGTCCAGGGAATAACAAATGGCACTCCAATAGAAATATCTGGTCCAGTTACAATAGCAAATCAAATTGGTATTTTCGGAATTAGTGGTGCAACTGCAATCGGTATAACTGGAGGAAGAAGATTAAACAGTGCAACAGATAGTGTTACAGTTAGTGGCAATGTTGGCATAAGTGGTCTGACCATGAGTGCTGCGTCCCACAGCGTTGCAGTATATGGTTCTGATCTTGGCACTAAAGTATTGACTAGAATATATGGAAGCGATGGAACAACTCTAGGTTTGTCTGGAGATGCCCTTAAAGTTGCTCTGGTGAATCCTGGAATCAACTTTAGTGTATCGTATACCTCAACTGTTGGTGTCACAAACGCGAACGAGGGGGCATTGAGAGTTCAGGGATATACTGGTTCTGGTACTCCAATAACAGTCAAGGGTCAACTTGGCGGTGGAGCGGTGGAAATCGGAGCAACCAGTCCAGTTCCAGTTGGAGTATGCGGTTCGGTTGATATAAATGACTCAGACATAATCAACTCTCTAGAAAGCAGTGCTAAACCATTGATTAGCAATCTTTCAACGATATCTTCAAATACATCAGCAATACAGAATATTTCAAATCAAATCACAAGTCCAGTTGGAGCAAATGTTACTGTCAAGGAAATAAAAAGACCAACTGTAATTCATCATGGACAGAAAACAGTATCATCAACTCCACAGTCAATTGGGGCAGGAGCACTGAAAGTTGGAGTGACCATAAAGGCACTAAGAACAAATGTTGGACCAGTGTACATTGGAAGTAATGGATCCGTGACAAATACAAATGGTTATGTTCTAGATGCTGGGGATAGCGTGTTTATAGAAACTGATGATCTCAGACGAATATTTGTAAAAACTGATACAGGTATCACAGCAATAGTTTCATACATATCAACGTGAGAAATTCATTTCAAAATACCACCAATTATAAAAAATCCACTAATGCTGAAAAATTAGTGCTGGTAAGAACTTCTATTCTTTATGGATTGTCTTTTGAAAATGTAAAGCAAGAAAAAATATCATACAACAGTGGAATCACATCCATACCAACTATTATATTTTTTAATAACAACACAGAATGCTTTATAGATTATAGTAATCAGTCAAATAAAGATCTAGAGTTAAAGACAAAACAATATTTCACGAAGATACCAGCAAATACAACTATTTTTATTTTAAATGGTCAATACTATGACACTATAAAGGAAGAAAGAGCAGATATAAGTGGGGAATATATCTTTAAGGATTTCTTCAATGGAATAGTAAGAGCAACAGTTACTAGCGTTGGATCGCTTGCTGATAATTATTCAAGATATGATAAGAAATATTTTGAAGAAATACCACTAATATCATCAAATGCTCTAACAGAAACTGAAGGACAAAACATTACAGTTATAAGAAATTTGTTTGGTTCAACAACTAAAAATTCATTTAATTATCTTGGAATTAAGGTCGGGGATTTTATTTCATTCAGTGGAATTAAAGACAAGTATAAGATAATTGAATATTCAATTGATCCAAATGGAATTGAAACACTAAAAGTTGAAGGAAAAATAGAACAACAGAATCTAATAGATTCTAAAATTCTTGTTAATGTCTATATACCATGCACAGATTCATATACATCTGATCCAAATTTGAATGAGAATGCATTCGGTTCATGTGTTGAAACTGTAAATGGTGTAGTTATATCTTGCACTGATAATAATACAATTTCTCAATGTAGATTCAGATCAAATACATCAAAAAACATACAATCAACTATAACTTTAAACACATTCTGTACTACACCAGATACAGATCCAGCAATTGAATATACAACAACAGATAAACTAGTACAGATAACAAATTATCTAGCATCTAGTATCGCATCTTCATTAAACACAACATCAAATATAGCAGGTCCAATTAATACTGGATCTAATTCAAAATCTGCTTTTTATGGCAGGACTTGATTTTTCGCTTTAACATTTGTTATGTGTATTTGTTGACTTGTAGAGAATGCTTTGCGCTCTTTTATAATTTCATTTACTTTTTCTGATGCTTCTTGCTCGTCATTTGCAAGTACAGAAATATTATGGAAGATAACTTGCTCCGCGCTGACTGTATATAACTTCATGTCTACCTCCTAAATGAAATTTACTTTTGATGGTTTCAATTTGAACTTATTATATAATTCCTGATTGATTTGTTCTGCCGTTTGTTTATCATCATATAAAACAGAAAGGGTTACGGTGTCCGTTGAAACACCGTAACCCAATATTTTACACTCTTTTTTTGATTCTAAAAATCTTTTAGGTTTACCACTTAAATCTAAAAATGAGTAGATATAAACTGTTTTAACCATTCAGATTTATTTATCACTTTTTGTTTTTACGAAAGATTGATGAAATCTCAGATGACAATTCATCAGTTTTTGTATCAATATAACGATACATTGCTTCCTGGTCTAGACGAGTATTTGTCTCATTTGCGTCTGAACGATCCTCTATGGATTCAACCGTTGCAGATGTATAAAATGCAAATAGGATGAATGAAACAAACAGTATCAGTGAACCAATTACATAGAAGTTATTTGCTGAATGCTGTGTGAGTTGTTTTCCTGCCAGGAAAGTAAACAACTGTATCGCAAAACCAAATGCTGCTAGGACTAGAATAAATTTTGTATTATTTTTGTACATTGTATTTCCTTTCTAAAAGCATTCCCGAAGGGACTCGAACCCCTGACCATCGGTTTAGAAAACCGATGCTCTATCCAACTGAGCTACGGGAACATGGTAGTATTATACCATATTAAATGCCTTTGTCAATCTCAAACTGTGAGTTTTAGATTGGAATCTTCGAGTGGATTCACAAGTTTCTTTGGCGGAAGAACAAGATTATTCACCACAACGGTCGTGTAGTGTTCCTCAAGTTCCTTCTGTGCTGTAGCGGTAAAGACTACTTGTGATAGAGGAATTTCAATTCCTGACTCTGGATGAATAATATATGGCATCCAGCGCGCAAGTAGAAGTTTCCCTTCTGGTGATGGAATTAGGACTGCTGGATCCTTTAGTGTGCACATAGTCTCTCCAGCATTGTAACTACAAATAATTTCTTCACCACTGACTAGACGAACGATCTTAACATCTGACATAATTACTCCTTTGTTTCACTCGAACACTTAAACAATAAACGATTCCAAAATGTGCATTTTGGTGGTTTTTCTATAGACCAACAAGTACAACACTCTGGGGACAATAGATTGGAATTATTTGGATCCAATGCTCTAGTTGCTCCTGTCTCTATCTCATCAAGAGTCAAAAGCATATCTATACATCGGTCATCTTTTGTGAATTGTACATGAATCAATTCACCGTCATTTATTTCATTTTTCATGATTTATACTCATATTATATCAATATGTATATTGTCTGTCAACCCTTGATTGATTTTTTTCTTGAATCAACATATTCGGTTATAAAATCTACAATATACTCAAGACCCTTCAATCCCATATAACCCATCATAAATGCCATAGCATATTTACCTTTTTCCTGTATTCCAGGTGGAGCAAAAGTTAAGACCAATGGAGTCATATAGTTAGCACACATAGTTCCTGCAAAAATACAACTTATTGTTTTGCTTAATTTTTGTTTCTTCTTTTTAATTGAAAGAAGCAATGCTCCAAAAAAACCAGATAATAGAAATCCAAGATCAAGACCGTATCGTAGTAGATGGGTATGAAAATCGTCGTTGTTCTGCATCGCATTCCTCTATTTTTATACTACATCAAAAATAGAGAATACACCTAATAGTATGTATAAAAAATAAATCCACCAGTAATTGTACTTAGTTCATTTATTTCCTGAAAGTTCTTTTGTTGCTTTAATCATTGCATTTTTTCTATTAATCTCACCTTCACTCTGTGACGGTCCCACTTCTGTGGGAGAAACACCAGAATGTGCAGAAGTTAATTTTGTCATAATTCTTTTAATTGCTTCCCTTGATTCTGGTGAGGAATATGCTGTTGGATGAAAATTTTCTGGTCTGTCAGAAACTTGTTGAAGAGTACGAGCTAAAGATTTTGCATCTTCAGAACGCTGTTCAACATTATTTTCAGCACGCCTATTGGTAATTTCATCTTGATTTCGTTGTGAATCGGGATGTCTTGCAAATGTCCATGATATATTACGTTCTATGCCAGAAAATATTGTGCCAGCATGACCACCAGATGAAGATCGTGCAAATCTATGTTCGTCTGAGTCATTAGCAAAATTTGCAGATCTGTTATGTTTTTGATAAAATTTAGAAATAAAACCAGATGAACCATACACATCATCAAATCTTTGTCTAGATAACTCCGATCCATATTTACGTTCATAGTCTGATGGACTTTCACTCCAATCAGTTGCATAGTCATGACCAATATCTACAGGAGTAATATCTTCTGATCGTAAATGTCTGTATATAGATTGGTGTGTACTTTCATTTTCTTGGGTTCCATGAAGTGTAACTTTTCTTCCATCAAAATTAACTTCATGACCAGTATTTAATTTTGAACGTGTTTCTTCATGAGATGTTGATTTAGTCAGTGCTTGTATGTGATCTCTTTCATGATTTTCAAGAGCATCCCAATTAACTGATATTTTTGATCCACTAGGAATATGTACATTACCAAGTGTAAAAGAATCATGAGATCCGTGATTTACTAATCTATGAGAAATTCCACTCTCTGGAATCATGATTCCAAATTTTTTATCACTCCATTTTCCCCACATGTGATCAGTGACTGGTCCATTTCTTGTGAAATGGACAGTTTCTCTTGCGATGTGTGTATGTGATCCTAATGTTTCTATTTTCCCACCAAGAGGAAAATGATTAGTCATATGAATCATTCTTGATGTTTCTGGATTAAATTCCTCTTGTGGATTTCTTGTATATCCAGCAGATTGCGTGAATATATTTCCACTTCCCAATTGTGGTCTATGAGTCAGTGTGTCTGTATTTTCTCTTAAAAACTGTTTAAATGATTTCATAATCATATTTATGTTAAAAAGTGATCTCGGTAAGCACGAACTGCTGCTAGTCCTGCCTCATAGTTTTCGTGTTTCCATTCTGGATGTAGATCTTGCCAGGGAACATTTATATCTACTTGTCCTCCAGTAGAAACACCTTTCATTCTAGGTCCACCACCACGCGATTGATGTCCCTCTCTCCACCGATCATGGAGAACTGCTCCAATTTGATCAGCAATCATTGGATGATATTTTTCATAATGGGCATGTAAAGGATTGTGTAGAGTTTGTTGGACTAACCTAACATGATCTCTATCTTTTTCTTTTTCTGCTTCTGGCAATTCTTCGTATGGAACATGTTGAGCAGCATTCCAGTCTTGCTTTGGATTTCTTCTCATCCATTCAGTATGAATTTGAGCAGCTGCTTTTTCCATATTTACCGCGTCGGAATCATTTAATGCTTCTACCAATATTTTTTTATAATAATCTTTCATTTTACTTTCCTTTGCCTGCACTTAACGCATCTGATAAAATTGTACCATGATCAAATGCTAATTCTGGTAAATTATTTATACTATGCCAAGATGCTCCAACTGCATCGTCCATTCCACGAACCTCATTCCCCTGTGTATGTGGTATGGTCACAGTAAATGCGTGAGATTTTGACCATCCCTCTGGATTATCTCTTGGATCTCTCCCACCACCTTCATAAACTCCAACAGGTCGTATTAGATGCCCATGATCTTTCATATTCAACTGAAGTCCAGTCTCTTCAGCAGTTTCTCTTACTGCTGCTTCGTGTGGAGTTTCTGTATCGTGTTCA